CCCGCCGCCCTGAGCGCGACGGCCCAGGCGCCCGCGGCCACGCCTCCGGCGCCCGACCGCGAGCCGAACTGGCTGAACGATCGGATCGCGAAGGCGAAGAAGAGCGCCGAGGCGAGCCTGCTCAAGGAGCTCGGCGTCGAGTCGCTCGACGACGCGAAGAAGGCCATCGAGGCGCTTCGTGCGCAGGAGGAGGCCAAGAAGAGCGTCGAGCAGAAGGCCGCCGAGTACGAGAACGCGCTCAAGGCCGAGCGTGAGCGCATCGCCAAGCTCACCGACGCGCTCAAGGCCCACGCGAGCGCGCAACTCGCGTCGCTCACCGAGGAGCAGCGCGCCGCCGTCGCCGCGATTGCTGGTGACGACCCGGCCCAGCAGCTCAAGACGATCGAGGCGCTCCGTCCGACGTGGAAGTCGGGTGCCGCGCCTGCAACCGCACCCGCGACCGCTCCGGTCGCGGCACCTCCGGCAGCGCCGAGCGCGCCCGCGGACGATCCGATCGCTATCCGGGCACGACCGGGTCTTTTCCTCGCTGCCCCCGCAACCCCTGCGCCGCCTCCCGCCGACACGGCGCCGGCGCCGAACGCGCCGAAGGACGCCCAGAGCGTTTCGCCGGCCGATCCGAAGGCCGTCTACCTCGAGCTGAAGAAGACGAACCCCGTCATCGCGGCTCGGTACGCGCTTCAGCACGGCATCCACGACTCGAAGTGACCGCCGTCGGGTGAGAGTCCCGCGGCCCTACCTCCATCGAGGAACGAACCATGAGCATCTCTCGCGCGACCCTCCCCGAGAACTTCTACGACAAGACCAGCGATCGACTGCTCTCCCAGCCGGAGCCCCAGTACCCGCTGGCGCAGCTCTTCCTCAATGCCGTCGGCACCTCGCTGCCGGTCCCGTCGGGCATGGGCCTCGATGGGCGCCAGGTGCCCGCCGCCGGGGCGCCGTACGCGAGCGCCGACCGCGATCGCCTCAAGCTCGCCGAGGCGCTTCCGGCCTCGCTCTTCGAGGTCTCGGTCGACTTCTCGAAGGAGCCCGGTGACACGGTCCGCCTGAACCGTCCGGCCTTCCAAAACACGACGTACACGAAGGAGTCGCGTCGGATCTCGGCGAACGCCACGATCACGACCCAGCCGATCGGCATCTCGAGCGAGCAGACCCACCTCGTGCTCGAGCGTTACGCCGGTCCGTACGATCAGGCGAACGGGCGCGTCGCTCCGATCGGCATCGACGCGTTCTCGTCGAGCTACGGCGTACACCGAGCCCCCGACATGGTCGGGACGCACCTCGTTCGCGACTTCCACCGATTCCTCGACGCCGTCCACGTCGAGATGGCGGACGCTGCGCAGGCCATCTACCCGGAGGGCATGACCCAGGACGACGACGCCACGCTCGCCGGGTCGTTCCCGCTCACCCTCGAGCAACTCTCGCGGCTCGAGGAGGAGATGGACGATGCGAACCTGCCGACGCTGCCCGACGGCGCGCGCGTCCTCATGCTCACGCCGCGGCAGTTCAAGCAGCTCAAGCACGATCCGGAGTACCAGGCGCAGGCCGAGAGGCACCCGGAGTTCAACCTGCTCTTCCCGAACTACGTCGGGAGCGTGAGCAAGTGGCACATCTTCAAGTCGACGACGCTCAAGCGCGTCGCGAACACCTCGTCGGTGCCGATCCACCGCGGGATCGCGATCGCGCCAGGTGCCTTCATGGGCGGCATGGGGCGCGCGCCGCGCGTTGCGCCGTCGACCGACGACAACTTCGGCGAGACCGCGAAGGTCATCTGGCTCGCGTACCTCGCGTTCGGTGTCGCCGACATCCGGTTCTTCCGCTCCGTGCGGTCGGCCTGAAAGGAGCGCGCGATCATGACGGCGATCCTCTACGACGTCCACAAGAAGTCCGGCGACCTCGACGGCGTGGCATCTGGCACGACGGTGGCGGGCGAAACCGTCGTCGCCAACGTCAGCAACCGCCGCAAGGTCGAGGGTCTGTCGGCGATCCTCGTCGTCGAAGCGGAGACCGAGGACCTGACCATCACGGGCAAGTGGCAGGTCTCCCACGACAAGAGTACGTGGCTCGACGTCGCCAACGGTCCGCAGAACGCCGCCGGCGTCGCGGTCGCGACGGGCACGTCCGGCGATGATGCGGAGGTCAAGCGCGTCTACCCGGCGCCGGAGGCGGTGAACGGGTGGATGTACGCGCGCTTCGCGATCGTGACCGGCGGCACGACCGGCACGTCGAGCGACAAGTACTCGATCTCGTACGCGTACCGCGCGCTCTGAGATCGACACCGCAGGGGCTACAGGCTCGGGCGCCCGTCGTCCGGGCCTGGCGGCCTCGTCAGCATTGCGAGGTCGCCCATGGCGCTACTGCCCAGCGAGATCACGCGGATCAAGTACGAGCTCGGCTACAACGTCCTCGACGTCGGCGCCGACCCGTACATCGGCGTGGCGGCGATCTTCGAGGCCGTCATCCAGCCGTACGTCCTGAGCGGCGCGACGACGACCTCGTCAACGTCCGTGGCGGGTACGGGCGCGCCTGCGCTTGTCACGCTCACGCTCGCCGACGCCACCGGCTTCGACGAGGGCGCCGCGGTGATCGTCGACGTCGACTCGCTGCAGGAGCGAGCGACCATTCGGCACCTCTCCGGATCGACCATCCAGGTCCTCCTCTCGAACTCGCACTCGGGCACGTATCCGGTGACGGTCGAGGGGGGAGAGTCGCTCATCCGCGCAATCCTGCAGCGGCTGCAAGCGCTCGACGGTCTCGGCGTCGGCAACGGCGAGGGCGGCGTGATGGGCGGGGCGCTCGCGACGTCCGGGATCAAGAAGATCGACGAGATCGAGTTCTTCGGGGGCGAGGACGTGAAGCTCACCCAGATGAGCCAGCTCATGCGCGTCCGGGAGTACTGGCGGGACGAGCTCGCCAGCATTCTCGGGATCGAGCGGCTGAATCGCGGCCATCGCGGCGACGGCTCCGACGTGGCGGTGTTCTGATGGCGAGATCCCGAGCCAAGCGAACGAGTACCAGCCTCCCCACATGCGCGTCGTGCAAGTGCGACGTCGGGAAGGAGGCTGGGAAGATCCCCTTCAACGTCGACGACTCCGCGTCGACGCCCGGAGATCGCGCGAGGCATGAGTGTTTCTGTCCCCAGTGCTTCGTCTACGTGCGGAGCCCGCGCGAGCCGGATCGCTGGCGGCCCGGGTGCTTCGCCGCGATCAAGTGCGCGCGGTGCAAGCTCGAGTCGGTCGCCATCGGCCAGCCCGCCTGCATTCAGTGCGGATCGCCGGCCGTCATCCTCCTCCCGCCGAAGCCCGGCGTGGTGTGACGGCCGCGGGCTCGACGTCTTCGACGGGCCCATCACCGCGGGAGAGTGATCGATGTCGCTCCGCAGCTCCGCGCTGAAGATTGCTAACCGTCTCCGCGGCCTCGCGCCCAGCCCGGCGATCGACATCTATACAACCAGGGTGATCGTTCGCACGCGGACATGGACCGGCGGGCGCATCGGCGCCGACGGCGGCAAGGTCGACGAGGACCTCGAGATCCTCCCGCGGCCACGCGTCCGCGAGATCAGCCAGAGGGAGATCGCCGGCCCGGGCGGCCGGTACCAGGCGGGCGACGTTCGTGTCGGGCCGATCACGCCGAAGCACGCTGGCGGCGGCTACACGCAGGAGCAGCTTGCGCCGGCGGTGACGCAGAATGGCGTGGAGGTCATCTACGTGCTCGAAGGCGGGATCTCCGGCGAGTACATGCGGGTCGACCTCGAGAGCGACCGCGCGTTCCGGTACATGCTGATCCTGCGAAGGAAGAGGTCGAGCCCGTGACCTCGTGGCTCGCCATCGGCCTCGTGAAGGTTCTCGACGAGCGCATCGCGTACGTGGCCACCCCGTGGGACACGGCCATGCTCTCCCTCTGCTGACCCCTCCCCGACGAGGTCCCGATGGGCGAGACCTACACCGTCACGTCCCTCAGCCAGCTCACGTCGCTGATCCGCCGCCACCTCCGCCAGAAGGAGTCCCGGGTCCGCGCGGCGACAAGGAAGGCGGCCTCGCGCGGGCGCCGCGTCGTGAAGGCGAACGTCCCCGTCGCGCACGGCGAGCTCCGCGAGTCGGTCCACACCGAGGGACCGCTCATCGTCGTCGACGCGCCGCACGCCGCGGCGGTGAACAACGGCTCACGGCCTCACTGGCCGCCCCTCGAGCCGCTGGTCGCCTGGGTGAAGCTCCGCGGCATGCAGGGCCTGCTCTCCGAGCGGCAGCTAGCGCGCCTGCCCGGAACGACGACGAAGGAGGCGGCCATCGGCGTCGCCGCCATGCTGCGAGCGCACGAGGTCGGCGGGCCGTTCGGATACTCGCCGACGGACGCCGCCGTAGAGGTCGCAAGGGCGATCCAGCGCGCGATTGCCACCAAGGGCACCAAGCCTCACCACTTCATCGAAAAGAGCCTGCCGGACCTTCGACGCATCCTCCGCGAGGAGCTCCGCGCAGCCCTCCAGGCGCCGCCGTAGGGTGGTGGCGCTCCGAGCGGCGGAGGCGAGCCCCCGGCTCCAAAGCGACCCTTCCACCGTGCGCGGGATGCCCGCGGGCGCTTCGTCAAGACGACCTAACCCATGGCCCAGCGCGTCTCTATCCAACAGGCAGCGCGCAACGCGCTCGCGAGGTGGCTGACGTGCGAGCTCGCGGCCGAGGACGTCCACGTCGAGCCGCGATGGGTGGAATCGGACCAGCTTCTGCGCCCGAAGCAGATGACGATTATTGACGCCGGCCCGCGCGACGTCGAGTGGCTCGACCCCGAGGCGCTCAAGATCACGAACGTCGACGAAGAGGGCGGCCGCCCCGTCAAGAAGGCCGACGTCATCTGGCAGCTCGGGTTCATCACGCAGCCCGTGCAGCTCGACGTATGGGCGCGCAGCGACGTCGAGCTCGACGACCTGCTCTCCCGCCTGGACGGGTCGCTGAACAAGGGCGAGCGCGGGCTCGGTATCACGAACACCGACCCCTTCCGCCCCGGACTGCTCCTCCCCCTCCTCGACGGCTGGACGCCCGGCGTCGTCGACTTCCTCTTCGAGGAGCCGGTCATCCTGCAGGCGCCGTCGAGCGCGGGCGAGGGCGAGTGGCGCGCGATGTACCGCGGCCGCGCGACCGCGCAGCTCACGCAGCAGGCGCGTTCGCCGCGCATCGCCCGCATCCTCCTCGAGCAGCGCCTCTACGTGAGCGACGCCGACACGACGGCGGAGACGGAACAGACTGTCATCGTCCCCGAACCCTGACGCGCGCGCGAGCGCGCCCGGAGATCCCATGGCCCTCTTCATCACGACGAAGGCAGAGGCGACGCGCCATGGCGTGTACGCCATCGAGAAGCTCACGCCGCTGACCATCACGCCGACCGGCACGGGTGTCGCGGCGATCGTCGAGCAGTTCCCTTGGGGCCCGGCCCAGACGCTGACGACGCCGGACAGCCGCGCGCAGATGTTCAACATGCTCGCGCCTCCGGGCATGGATCGCACGGGCAGTGGCTACCTCGCGATCATCCGCAAGGGCTTCCCGCTCCTGAAGTTCCTCCGCGTGCTCGGCAACACGGCCGCGGCCGCCACCGCCGAGATCAAGATGGAGGACGACCCGGATCCGGTCACTCTCTTCACCGTCACGCTCAAGTACCCGGGCTCGGCCGGCAACAACGTGGTCATCACGACGAGCGCGGCCTCGGACGGCGACCCGAATCACTTCAACCTGACGGCGACCGTCACCGGGGCGTCGGGCGTCACGAGCGAGACGATCCACAACGTCAACTTCTCCGGCGTGGGCGCCGACACCGAGCTCACCGCCGAGCAGCTGCAGCAGCTACGCCTCATCGGCTCGATTACGAAGGCGAGCGGCGTCTCTGGCGTCCCGATCATCGGCAGCACGACGTGCTCCGGCGGCACGGACGGCACGGTCAACGCCGCGGCGTACGTCGGCACTGCGGGCACGGGCGACGCGGGCCTCTCCAAGCTGGAGGGCGACCGGACGATCCGTCACGTCTTCACTGGCGACCCCGGCAACTCGCTCCGGGCCGATGTCAACGCGGGTCTGAAGGCGCACGCGGATCTCCTCACCGACCGCGTCGCGTACATCAACGGCAATTCCGCGCAGAGCTCGGCCAGCGCGCGCTCGGACGCCGCGAACTACCAGTCGCAGCGCGTCGTCTACTGCGACCCCTGGGTCTACATCAAGGACGACGTCACGCAGTCGATGCGCCTCGTCCCGAGCGCGCCGTTCGCCGCGAGCGTCGCCGCGCAGCTCCCGCCGTCGACCAGCATCGCGTGGAAGGCCGACATCGTCGGCACCATGCTCGGCGGCATCGTCGACCTCGAGGCCGACCGCGGTGAGGGCGCGGCACTCAACACGGCCGCTGGCGTCGCGACCTTCATCAAGGAGGAGACCGGCGGCTTCCGCATCGAGGCGGGCGTCACGACGATCGCGCCTGCGAACCCGGCGAAGAAGAACCTGACGCGCACGCTTACCGGCATCTACATCGCGAGCTCGATCAAGCAGTCGCTCCGTCCGATGACGGACATGCCGAACCTGCCCATCTACCAGCAGAACATCGTCGACGCGATCACGGGGTTCATGGAGGGCATGAAGAAGAACGCGACCCGCGAGGACGCGGTCTTCCTGCCGCACGTTCTAGACTACGCGATCGGCGACCTCGACGCGGAGAACCCGCAGGCCGAGCTCGACGCGGGCGACTTCACCGTCCCCCTCGACGCGAAGACCAGCTCCGGCATGGAGCGGATCTTCCTCAACATCAACTACGGCGAGACGGTCCAGGTCACCTCGGCGTGACCGAGTCGATCGCCGCCTGCGAGTGACGCGCGCGGAAAGCCGCGCCGCAAGCGCCGTCGTGCGCCTTCACCTCAGGAGACATCCCGATGGCGGACAAGATCGTCCCGTTCATGGAGGGCCGCAACGGGCGGCTCGTCATCATGCAGGACAACGTGCCGAAGAGCTACCCGATGCGCTCCTACCGAGTGCGTCCGGTCGTGACGAAGCACGCGGACGGCGTTTGCGGCGAGCAGCGCGACCGGCTCAGCGTCACGCTGAACCACTACGAGGGCTCCTTCGAGATGTACGAGAAGGATGCGGAGTGGCTACGCGACTGGCTCGCCGCGCAGAGCGCTCGCGACGCCATGACCGTGCCGCTCGACCAGCAGGGCGCGCTTCGGTTCCAACCGAACAACGGAACGAAGCAGTCCTTCCTCCTCGAGGACGTGACCATCGACGACTGGGAACTCTCGCGCACGGGGCGCTCCGAGAAGGGCATGGTGACCGTCAACTGGCGGTGCACCGACATCAAGGAAGTTAAGTCGGTATGAAGCAGATCCTCTTGAAGGGCGCCGGGTACAGCGGGCGCGGCGTCCGCATTCGGATCCTAACCCCCAAGCAGATCGACCAGATCCGCGAGGAGGCCGCACACGCGATCCCCACCGGGGAGGACGCGACGCCCGAGGCGAAGCAGGCGGTCTACGCCAACGAGCAGAAGCGGATTGGCATCCCCGCGATGGTCGTGGAGGTCACCGAGAAGGGCGGCTTCACAAAACAAGACGACCTGCTCCAGGCGACGTGGAAGAAGGCGTCGGACCTCTCCGTCTTCACGACGAAGGACCTCGACGCGCTCGGCGACCTCTTCTTCAAGCTGCACATGGCGCAGGCGAAGGAGGTCGAAGACATCCTGGGGGAAGCCCTGGACGTCACCGAGGCGTAGACGGCCTCCGCTGGGCCGAGATCGCCAACGAGTGGCGTCGAACCGCGTTCATCTGCCGGTACGGGCACCAGGACGTCTACCGCATCCTCGGGCGTGACCCCGAGAAGGAGCCGCTGACGGCCCTCGAGCGCGAGCTTTTCTACCGCTGCCTCCTCGAACACGTCGAGGCGGAGGTGAAGCCGCGGGCGGACATGGCGCTCCTCACCGGGCGCATGGAGATCGACTGATGCCCTCCGACCGTGAGGCCCAGACCGCGACACCTGACGAGCTGATCGGCAAGGGCATCGACAAGCTCGTCGAGCTCCGGCCGAGCGCGCTCGCGCACGTGAACCACGGGCGCGGCGTCTACGCAAACATCTTCGCGGGCTGGAGGGCGCAGGCAGCTCTCGTCCTTCGGCGTGATGCGGACCTCGCGAAGAACGGGCGGCTCCCCTTCGCGGAGGGCGACCCGCTCCGCTTCCTCATCGGGAGCGAGTTCGACACGCCCGCCGAGCTCGGGCCGACGAAGGCCGTCGGGCAGGTGGTCCTCACGCGCGCGCCGGGGCGCGCCGGCGGCACGATCCGCAAGGGTGCACGGTTCTCCCGGCCGGCCGACACGTCCAGCCAGCGGCTCTACGTCGACGCGCAGTATCGCGCGGCCGTCGACGTGCACGTCGCCCAGGGAGCTACCTCGGTCGAGGTCCCGCTCGAGGCGGAGCGCGAGGGCGCGTTCGCTAACCGGCCTCGGACGAGCACGGTCGCCACCGAGCTCGTGATCGCTGACGAGATCCACGACCGGCAGGCCTGGACCGTGTCCTCCTACGAGATGGGAGGCGGCTCCGACGCGATCTCCGATGAGGAGCTACGCCGCTACGCACGCGCGTTCGCCTCGGGGCAGCACGGGCCGAACGCCAAAGCGGCGCTCGCCGGGGCGCTCCGTGCAGGCGTCCGGCACGCCATTGCCATCGATGATCCAAACCAGGCCGCCCTTGTCGTCTACGTCGCAGACGGCTCGTGGGCGGCCTCTACGCGTTGGGGGAAGCTCGTCCGGCAGAGCCTCTACGAGAACAAGCACGTCGGCTTCGGCTGTAAGGTCCTCGTCGCGCTCGTCACGAACGAGATCGTCGGCGTCGAGGTGACGTGCCGCGTCCGCCGGCCCGAGTACCTGGCCGAGACGACCTCCCTCGACGCCGCGATCCAGAAGGCGGTCCGCTCCTACTTCGACGATCGGCCGGACTGGAACCGCTGGAAGAGCGCCGCGCTCCGCGCCGTCGTGGCGCGGGCGGATCGGCGCCTCCTGTCTTGCACCTCCGCCACGGTGAAGCTGCTCGACGGCACGCCCGTCAGCGAGCCCGCCGAGGGCTCCTCGACGCACTACATGCTCCTCGACAGCGCGGTGCGCGTTACCTACCTCCCGCCGACCTGAGGTCGTTATGGCAGCGGACCTGACCTATCGGCTCATCGTGGACATGAGCTCGAAAGGCTCGCTTGCTCCACAGCTCGGCCAACTCGAGTCGCGAGCGAAGGGGATCGACACGTCGTTCAAGGGGCTCGGGAGCGCGCTGAAGGACAGCATCGCCGGCGCCGTCGGGCAGTTCGAGATGTTCAAGGGGCTCGGGAGCGCGCTGAAGGACAGCATCGCCGGCGCCGTCGGGCAGTTCGAGAAGCTCGGCGACACGATCGTTGGCATCGTGAAGGCAGGCGGCACACTCGCGGCGATGAGCGTCGGGGCCGGACTCGCGCACGGCGTCATGCACCTCAACAACGAACTCGAGAAGACGACGATCAGCCTCGCGGCGATCTTCAACGCGCAGGGCGTCACCAGCGGCATCAATGAGGGGCTCTCGCTCGCGAGCTCCACGATCAAGGAGATGCGCCGGGACGCCGCCAAGCTCCCCGGGGAGTTCGAAGACCTGCTGCTCTTCTTCAAGCTGGGCGCGACCCCTGGTTTCCAGGCTGGCGCGACCATCCCGCAGCTCGAGAAGCTGTCCGCGCAGGCCATGGCCGCAGCGGCGTCCGTCGGCGTGCAGATGGATCAGGCGGCGCGCGAGTTCGCGCAGCTCCTCCAGGGCCGCGCCGGGGCGCACAACGTCTTCGGCACGATGCTCGGCTTCACGGGCGAGGCCGCGTCGAAGTTCAACGCGATGACCGGCGCCGATCGCCTGAAGGAGATCGAGAAGCAACTCGCTCAGTACCAGGAAGCGATCGATGCCTTCGAAAATTCCTTCGACTCCGCCGCCGCGGCGATGACCGGCAACATTCGGCAGTTTATGCAGCGGGCAACAGCGCCCCTGTTCGACCGCGTCAAGGAACAGCTCCGGCTCGCGAACAAGTGGTTCGAGGACCATGAGCTCACGGTCGAAAAATTCGCCGACAAGATCGGGCAGAAGCTCCAGCGCGCCTTCGACTTCGGGCAGCGGAAGATCGCAGAGTGGTGGCCGGCGATCAAGGCGTTCACCGATCATGCTGCTCAGTCGCTCGAGCGGATCTGGGAGCGCTCGAAGCCGATCCTCGCGGGCCTCGAAAAGCAGGCCAAGGCCGCGGCGGCGAGCGAAGCGACGATGCCGATCCTCGGCGCCGGCGCGCTCGCCTACGGCGGCCTGAAGATCGGAGGCGCGCTCGCGCCGGTCCTAGGCCCGCTCTTCAGCGGGCTGAGGGGGCTTGGCGGCGAGTTGGCTGCGGTGGGCGCCGGGCTTGGCGGCGCCGAGTTGGCTGCTGCGGGCGCCGGGCTCGGAGGCATCGCATCGTCTGCGGCGGCTGCCGGGATCGCTGCGGGGGCGCTCGCTGCCGCGCTCGCTGTCGCCGGCGGTGCGCTTCACGCGATGACCGACGAGGCGAGCCTCTTC